CCTAAATCCGGAACTAACCGGTGTATCTGACAGCTTCCGGCTGACGACATGCAGACAGATATACCTCAAATTAACTCGCATGTGAGGAATTCAAAATGGCTAGAACCACATTCTCTGGACCTGTCCGCTCGTTAGCTGGATTTATCAGCGCGGGTGTTAAAAACCAAGTTACCCTAGTTGCCGGTCAAACTCTGACTGTTGAACCTGTTACTAACAATGTGACAGGCGTAACTGTTGTCGGTAATGCAGGCAAAATGAACATAACAGGCTTTGACCTTGCGGGCGGAGCAAGCACTTTAACTCTCCCCCTTGTTAAAGACGCAACTCCAACCGACGCTACAAACCCCGATCAAAATAATAACTTTGGTGCGGTAATTAAAATATTTTTAGGCAACACTTTAGCCAATGACCTTGTTATTAGCTGTCAAGGTGACGACAAGCTTACTGGCACAGCCTTAATTATGGGCGCGGCAGGCGCGGTTACAGGCTTTACTACTAATGCTAGTTTTACTGATGTGAATGTCACATTAAACGGAACTACAAAGGGTGGAATAGTTGACACTGTTGTCACGTTTACTTCTGTGGCTGAAAACAGATGGTTTGTGGAAATGGTAGGCGTAGGATCAGGTACTACTGTAACGCCTTTTAGCTAAAGTTTAATTTAATCAAAGACTTAGGAGATTATTATGTCTGATAAAATATTTGGAATACCTGTAGGTGGAGCAGAAGCTCCCGCAGAAGAAGTGGTTGAAGAAGTTGTAGAAGAGTCTAGCGATTCTGAAGACGCGGCTTAGCCAATAAACTACTTACTTTTAAGGAGTAATTTATGGCTGATACAGTATCAACTCAAATAATCCAAGATGGCAGCAAGCAGGCGATCATTAAGGTTACTGCGGTTGTAGGAAATACCGACGTAGTAACTAGCACAATGGTTGATGTCTCTACATTATCGGTTGATCCGGTAAGCCGTAGGGCCTGTACTGGCGTTGTTTTGGCAAAGCTTGTGTATGTAGGTGTTGGGGTAGGGGTCAAACTAGAATGGGACGCTACGACTAACGTTCTTATCTTTGATCTGCCAGTAAACTGGACGGAGGAGTACGATTTCTCTGACTTTACGGGCATACCCAACAACGCTGGAACCGGTAAAACTGGCGACATCGTAGCAACTACAGTCTCTCCAACTGCTGGAGATACCTACACTTTTATATTTACTGTGAATAAGCAATATGGCTAAGCAAGTAGATAAGAAAGCGATGGCTTGTAATAAGCCAAGACGAACTCCGTCCCATGCTAAGAAGTCCCACATTGTGAAGGCTTGTGAGAATGGGAAGGAGAAAATAATTCGTTTTGGTGAGAAAGGCGCAAGTACTGCTGGTAAACCCAAGAAGGGCGAATCCGCACGGATGAAGGCTAAGCGCAAGTCGTTTAAGGCTCGTCACGGCAAGAACATTGCCAAAGGCAAAATGAGCGCAGCTTACTGGGCTGACAAGGTTAAGTGGTAATGCCTAGCAAAAGTAAAGCTCAGCATAACTTAATGGCGGCAGTAGCAAATAATCCTAAGTTCGCCAAGAAAGCGGGCATCCCACAAACGGTAGGAGAAGATTACATGAAAGCGGATAAAAAGGTTATGAAGTACAACGTGGGCGGCAAGCTGAACATGGTAGAAAAGAACGGAGAGAGTGTCCCGTTCTACGCGGCTGACGGTGTAGGCAAGATGAACATGGGCGGCAAGGTTATGAAGTACAAAGCTGGTGGCTGTGTTGGGGATGGAATGGCTATCCGAGGTCGAACTAAAGGCCGAATGGTATGATGAAGTGCCGAGGCATGGGCAAAATGAAGCCCATTACGTTTAAGAAGGGCGGGACTGTAAAAGACGATTGCTACCGCAAGGTGAAGGCATCGTACAAAGTCTTCCCTTCTGCGTACGCCTCGGGTGCTATAGCTAAGTGTCGAAAGAAGAAAGCTAGTGGCCGTTCGTAAAACCGAAAAGGGCAAAGCCCTAAAGCGGTGGTTCAAAGAGGACTGGAAAGACGTCAAGACAGGCAAGGCTTGTGGACGTAAAAAGGGCGATAAGCGGGGAACCCCGTACTGTAGACCAACAAAGCGAGTCTCTAGTAAAACGCCTAAGACCTCTGGTGAGATGACAGCGGCAGAGAAGAAGTCCCGTATAGCGCAGAAGAAGCGTCTAGGGCAACCGGCAGGGAAACCCAAAAGGGTTAAACCTTTGAAAAGGAAAAAGAAATAATGGCTAAGGGTGTAAACCACTATTTTAAAGACGGTAAAACGCACCGAGGGGGCACGCATAAACACCCCGACGGGACTATAATGACAGGTAAAACGATGTCAGCTAAGTCCGCAAAGTTATTTCATTACAAAGATTTATCTAAAACTGCGCAGAAGAAAGCGCGGGAAAGTTGGGGCAAATAATGGCGACATCTGGCACAGCTACATTCAACATGGACTTCACCGAGATTGCGGAAGAAGCGTGGGAGCGTGCCGGTAGAGAAATGCGTTCTGGTTATGATCTGCGAACTGCTCGTAGGTCTATGAATTTGTTGACTATTGAGTGGCAGAACCGTGGCATCAACATGTGGACTATCGAGGAAGGCACACTAAACCTCGTAGCGGGTACAGCCACATACGCGCTGCCTGCCGACACAATAGACCTCTTAGAGCACGTTGTACGCACAGGCGACGGTAGCGTAACTACTCAGTCTGATCTAAACATCACGCGTATCAGCGTCTCTACCTATTCAAGTATCCCTAATAAGCTCTCTCAGGGCCGCCCTATACAACTTTATGTGGACCGTGGGCAAGCTAACCCCTCGGTTACTGTGTGGCCTGTGCCGGACCAAGGGCCGGTAGGTGTGCCTTACTACGTGCTTAAGTACTGGCGTATGCGCCGAATACAGGACTCGGGGACAGGCGTTAATACCGCCGATGTTAATTTCCGTTTCTTGCCCTGCCTCGTTGCAGGGCTTGCGTATTATATAGCTCAAAAAGACCCTGAGTTGATGCCTAGAATACCTATGCTACAGGGCGAATATGAGCGCCAGTTTGAGTTAGCAGCGGGTGAAGATAGAGAGAAAGCAACGCTTAGCTTAGTGCCGCGTATACATGGCGTGAGGTAAGCATGAGTTACAAGTATGCGTCTGGACAAAAAGCAATCGCTATATGCGATGTATGTGGCTTCCAGTACAGATTACCGCAGCTTAAAGAGCTAATTGTTAAAGGAAACAAGACTAACATTAAGGCGTGTCCTGAATGTTGGAACCCAGATCAGCCTCAGCTTATGCTAGGCACGGTTCCAGTAGAAGACCCGCAAGCTATACGTAACCCAAGACCTGATTCAGCGGAATTGGTAGCAAGCAGGGATATTCAGTGGGGGTGGGACCCGGTAGGATTGACCGACCCTTTTGGACTTACACCAGACAATTTGGAAGCCGTAGGTGCTGTAGGGCAAGTTACAGTAACCATAAGCTAGGAGACAGGAATGAAAAATAAAGCTAGGTCAAACGTAAAAGTACCCAAGGTCATCGAGTTTCCGAATGAGCCTACAATGTACAAAGTAGATACGTGCAACCAACCGCCTAAAGACATGAAGACTAGTGGCGTTAAAGTTCGCGGCGTAGGTGCAGCCACCAAGGGCACTATGGCCCGAGGCCCAATGGCTTAAGGAGTAGCAGGTGAATTACACCGAGCTAAAGACAAACATTGAGGACATTTGTGAGCAGTCGTTTACGGACGATCAACTTGCTATGTTTACTCAACAGGCTGAACAAAAGATATACAACACTGTTCAGATTCCTGCGTTACGTCGAAACCAGACGGGTAACTTAAGTATAGGTAATAAGTACCTGATATACCCGACAGATTTCTTGTATACGTTTTCTTTGGCGGTTATTGATGCTCAAGGTAACTACACGTACTTGTTGAATAAAGACGTTAACTTCATTCGTGAGGCGTATCCCGGACCAACAAGTACAGGTACGCCCGTACACTACGGAATCTTTGACGATACTGCGTTTATCATAGGCCCAACACCTGATGCAGCCTACGAGGTAGAGTTACATTACGGCTACTACCCTCAGACTATTGTGACTGCTGGTACTACGTGGCTTGGCGA